ATGCAAAAATTCGAAAAAATCATTGCAACGCTTTTGGCATTTATAATTACCACAACATCATTCACAATGGTGGCAAATGCCGATGATTCTAAAATTATCGAGCAGTGCTATATGAACGCCAATTCTGAATATACAAATCTATCAGTAAGTGGAATTAAGTCGACTTGTATTGCAAAAATCACAACAGTATCACCAATGTTATTAAAAATAAAAATGGAATTACAAAAACAAAAAACTAACAGATACGAAACCGTAGAAACTTGGACAAACAGCAAAACAGGCACATCATTATCAATGTCGGAAAAACGAAATATTAACATATTAAATAAATATAGGCTTAAAACCACTTTCACAGTAGGAAGTGAATGTATCATTAAATACAGCTATTATAATAACTAAATCGACCAGAAACATCTATTATCATAAGTATAAGATAATAAAAATAATTATTAAGAGGAGTATTGATATGAAAAAAATAATCAGTTTATTTTTGGCAATTTTAATCGCCTGTTCTGTTTTTAGCATAGGCAGTGTTGCATTTGCCGACAACGGCATTTGCGCCGAATGCAGAAAAAGAAACGGTATGCCGGAAACACACAAATACATAAGCGAAAACTGCTATATTTATTATCATCATAATCTTGACGCGGCAAAAGACGATTTTGGCAAAATAACCGTGGATTTTATTATATCCGGCAAAAAAGAACTTGTTATTCCGGCAACAATTAACGGTGAAGAAATATCAAAATTAAGCAGTTCTGCTTTTGATGATAACGGAATTTCAGAAACAGAAACATTGACAATATCTGAAGGAATAACAAGTGTTGACTCATTTATCGGAAAATCACTCAAAACCGTTTATCTTCCTGCAAGTTTGGAATATTTATACGACGGTGCATTTTCAAGCTGCAAAAATCTTGAAAATATTATTGTTTCAAGCGAAAATAAAAATTACAAAACAAAATCCGGCGTTTTATTTGACAAGAAAATGGATGTTTTATTCGCATATCCTGCTAATAAAAAAAGTCAAAAATATACTATTCCGAATACGATTACCACATTGCGCAGCAAATCGTTTTATCACGCTGATAATCTTAAAGAAATAGTTATACCGGCGTCACTTAAATCATTTGGCTTTTCTTGGGAAACACCTGTTAATGTTTTTGTATATGCAAATTCAATAGAAAAATTCACCGTTTCAAAAAGCAACAAGAAGTTCTCTGCAAAAGACGGAGTTCTGTTTAACAAAAACAAAACCGTATTATATGCATATCCTTGTGCTAAATCTAATAAATCATACACCATTCCAAAAACAGTTAATCGATTGATTTCAGATTCATTTACCAAATGTAAAAATTTAAAAAATCTTAAAATCACAAAAAACACCAAAAGAATGGATTTCTGTAATTTTAAAAATTGCAAAATAAAAAATGTTTATTACAGCGGTTCAAAAAACGATTGGAAAAAGATTTATTTTATTGACAGTGCTAATGAAAAAGTTGCTTACAGCCGGACTGTTACAGGCTATACTTTAAATAAACTTTTAAAATCGGCAAAAATCCATTATAACGCAACAATATAATACAACTGATTATATAAAAATAAAAACCAATCACAAAAGTGATTGGTTTTTATTTGGTGGAGTATGTGGGAGTTTTGTTTATTTACAATGAAAACAAATAAAATTGTTACCGATTAGTTGCCAACTCTATAATACCAAGCAGTCATTTTCACTATCTATTAGTGATTACATCTGTTCCGAGTGAAGGCTCCGTAGACAATTCTTTAAATGGTATTTTGCACTCAATTGATTCAATTTCTTTCATCTCATCATCACCGAATTCCGGTCCTAAAATCACTTTACTAATACATTCTTTATCAATAGTCAAGTCAAAATAGGCACTTCCATCTTGGCATTTATTTATTGTCTTTCCAAAATCACTGTCTTTATTTGTTGAAAGAAGCGCTCTTATTTCTTTTTCTTCATGCCAAAACTCATGTTTAAAATATGGCGCTGTCGAATCAATTTTCTTTAACAAATTCAGCACAGGAAAAACGAAGCATTTTTTCAAATCAACCTTCAAATTAAGTTCTTTAACAATTATCGGTTTAACAATACTTTGTTTTTGGTCTGCATCATTTGATAATTTTTTAAACTCTTCTGAATATTCCTGCACATATTTTTCTATTAAAGCATCAATATGCTGGAAACCATATGCAACTTTTTGGTAACATTTTATATCAAATCCTTTAACTAAATTTAATAAATCAACAAAATGTTTTTTATTAAATTCAATACAAACTCCATTATATTTTGAAGCTTGACGGTCTTTTCTATGCATCGTGTATGCATCCCACAATAAACGTGAATCTTTCTTTTCAGTAAAACATACAACTAAATTATAACGGCTGCTTTCGTATTTGTTGTACTTTACAATATCAAAAAAAGCCTTTTTTTCTATCTCTAAATTACAATTTTTTTCTATTTCGCATTCTGCCATTTCAAGTAAATTTTGATATAATTTAACAGTATCTAATTTATCATTTGAACATGTGCTTTCTTTAAAGCGTAATGTGCCATTTTGAAGTATCAATTTAAAAGTATTAAAATCAGTGTAATAATACATTCTTTCGCCCATACAATATCTCCTTAAAAGTGATAAAAGCATTGTAGCACAATATCCTAATATTATCAACATAAAAGCAAAACGCCCTCGGCATAGGTGACCGAGGGCGTTTCATAATGCGCTGTGTACCGGTAATAGGATACCTGTGACACAATTGTATTTTAACTTTTACATTCTGTTTTGTCAATATTTATTTTATATTACTTGAATTGATATATGCTACTCTGCCGGTCTTAACAACCTTAACCATATCAACGCTTGCGCTGATATGCTTTTGAACGATAATTTCAGTTTTCGGCAAATACTCGAATTTAATTCCTGTAAGTTTTTTATTTTTGTAAAGGTAAGTTTTGCCTTTCAATCGGTAGTGCTTGCCGACGGTTGTTTTATATGTTACCTTTTTTGGCTTATCGGCGACAACTTTAGTTGTTGAAAGATACGCACTACTCACCCAACCCTTAGCCGGAGATGAAATATAAGACCACGAACCACTGACCTTTGTAACAGTCACCTTTGTGCCTTTTTTGAGCCGAGTTAATACCTTTGATGATTTATCGGCTTTTGCTCTGACATTAAGCGACTGTGATTTTGTTGCCACATACTTTGTAACTGATTTTTTAGTTTTAGTTGTTTTCTTAACATAATCGTTAGAAAAAATCCAATAATTAACGGTATTGCCGTACTTTTTGAAATTTTTCTTGCTGACGAAAACAGTGTTGCCGCTAAGCTTAGCACCTGCTACTTTTCTGCTCGGTTTATCAAATTTGCCGATGTAAGAATAAGGGTCGTAAACAGATATAGTGCCGCCGTTGTAACCAACAAGCACAATGTAGTGGCCGGAGGTTGTAAATAAGCCGTAATTACAGGAAGTGACAATAAAGTAATCAGATACGCCGTCCTTGTTCTTATCCTTTTTCAAATAGTTTAAAGCTTTATCAACATTAGAGGTCGTCGCATATTCATTAAAATTAAAATAGTCGGCAACAAAAGACCACGCCGACCAAGCAGTACCGTTTGACTTAGTTCGATAACCATTGTCAACAAAAAGTTTTGCCATTGTTGCAGGCAAAATAGCACCTTTTGAAGAACTTACAACCATTGCCGCCGAAGTCGGACCGCAGCCGCTCGATTTAATCGTTTGCGTTTTATTTTTTGAGCTTGTATAAGGTGTATTCGCCCACCTGCTGTCAGCCTGATTATAATATGTAAGACCGGTGCAAGTACCGAGAAGAACTTTACCTTTGCCAGTGTTAGTACCGTCATAGGAAATATTCTCTTGTTCAATGACTGCATCCTGCTCAATCAAGCTTTCATCAACAACAGTGCTTTCGTCTTTAGGCTTTGCGATAATAAGCTCATCAGTGCCGACATCTTCGCCGTTTTCAACTTCATCCTTTGTTTTCTCGGCTTCTGTCTTAACATCAGCAGAAATAGTAACTTCGGGTTCGGTTGTTTGAACTTTGGTAGTCGTTTCTGTCGGCTTCGTTGTTTTTTCAATATCAAAATCATTACAACCGCAAAAGATTGTAATAATCAAGAGTAATGACATAATCACGGACATTATAGATTTATTTCTTTTCATTGTGCTTCACCTCTTTCTCAATTTCTAAAAATGATTTAATTGCGTTTTTTACAGATTCAAACACTCTTTTAAAAAGCTTATCATATCCGTACATAGCGCCATAAGCAATGAAGAACGAGCCTACAATTGCGCCGACAATGATATACCAAACAAGCTTGAACGGTACAATCTGACTTGCCGCAATGACTGTAACAAGCGTTAAGAATAACGATACGCCGAATACAATCAAATTATAAATGATATTTTCCTTATCCTTAAATACGGATTTGATGATTTCTGTAATAATTTGCACGGCTAAAATAAGCAGTGCAACGATAATAAGCGATATACATAATGTTTTCATTGTTTTACCTCCTCCGCCGTTTCAGGCAGTTGCATAGTTTCGTTATAGATTTTTGTTATTGTGCCGTTACCACCAAGCGAATGATAAGCAGCATAAGCCTTTGTTAAGGCATCTTTAGCATAAATGGGGCAATATTGCCTTTGAGTGTATTTGTCGTGCTGTCTTATAATTTCTGCACGAAGCAAAGAAAGCATACCCTCTTTAATAGCGGTATTTTCTTTTCTTACACCTTTCACATATACAATAACGCCGCTTACTACTGCCGCTGTCAGTGATGATATAACTGTTGAAATAATAGTTGCCATTACTCTGTCACCTCGTTTTGCTCATTTGTCTGTTTGGCGGCAACAGCTTTTTCCAATGCTTCTACTTTCGCCCATAAATCGTCAATATATGAATATACATTTTCAGCGAACTCTTTTAAAGTTTCATCGTTTGTTCCCTCATGTTCATAAGTGATATTTGATTCACTCAAATTGAGCTGTGCCGGAACAATATTTAACGCTGATGATTTTTGGCCTGGAAAAAGTGCTAACCCATTACCCGTTGTCACTTCATTATAAATTGGATTCTTGTATTCATCTTTATTCCCTGTTGATGCAATCAACCTATGATGACTGTGTGGAATATTGTTTAATACATTCAACGCATCTGTTAAATCATAACTGAAGTTTATGTAATTATCACAAGCGTCAACAGTCAAATCAGTATAAGCTTTTTTATCTGCATTAACAGTTAATTCAAATACAGTAATATCGAAGAACGGATTTTTATAATATCCTTTTTGGACTGTATTATTTATTGTGGTTTCAGCGTAATTTTGAGAAATGTCACCGATATAAAGAACATCTGTAACATTCTTCTCCACATCAAAAAGGAGCTTGATAATATCACCTTTATTTACCTTTAGTGTGAAAGGTGTGAAGTCAGTTATGCCCGGAAAGCCAATTAACATATCACCGCTTTCGGCAATATCGTATCTGCCTGAAGCAGTTATGGGCGTTGACATGTCTGATTTTTTCAAAACAGTTGAACCGTTATTGAGCGAAAGCATTGTTTTGGTTCTGTTAAAACTTAAACCGTTGTCAGCAGTAAAACTGTGTTGACGGTTGCCGAGTGCAGAATTTACTGTATCAAGTTCATATCGTAATTCTTTTTCCGTAACTCCATAATAATCCGTCCAATTGTCATTAACTTTTTCAGAGATGCAGTCAATGCAATAACAGCCGTAACCTGTTTGGATATTTACTGTTTTGTCCTCTTTGCCCTCTTCGTTCACTGTTCCCTTTAAAAACAGCAAATTACCTTTATCAAGTTTAAACTTTTCAACACCGTTATATGTTACAGAAGTTGCATCACTCGCTTCATATCCGCCGTCTGTAATCTCTGTAAGTTCAAGCGTTCCGGAACATAGTGTTCGTGGTAGATTTTGAAGTGCGGTGTAGTCGGTAACTTTGAGAATATCCTCAATGCTCTTTTGAGCTGTTTTGCCATTAAAAACGCCCAACAAGGTATCATCCTTGTTAGGCGTTCCGATTGATTTAATTATATCTTTTAATTTTTTTAGTTGCATTAAATCACCTTCCTCTTTATTTGAACATAATTGACAATTTTTATTAAATAATTCTTACTGCTTTAATGTAAGCTCTTAGTCTTGCTGAACTTATTGTTGACCTATATCCTTGATACAACCATACTTTTTTTGATTCATCGGTAATATTGCATATTCTCATGATACTACGAAGCCCTTTCCAGTCTGAATTTACATAATAATCTTCATGTTCACCATAGGCATTTTCGTTTGAATCTGAACCTATGCTCAAATAAATATTACCATCAAAGTTAGTGCCGAAAATAGGTCCAACACTTCCAATTACTATCCAAACTCCTTTTTCCAAAGTTAGCGATATTCTACCTCCACTTTGGTACGGTGCAATGGTATAATCATAATTTACATCGGATTTTATAATGCCTGTATTTCCACCTGTACCGCCGTATTCAACAGGCAACGCCTCATTACTTGAACTAAAAATTTGCCGCCATATTACATTATGAGGGTTGTTTTTATCAAGCAAATGGTTTGAAAGCGTTGATATCGCTTTTTTCACTTTTCCCCAAAGCGTACTCGTTTTGTCGCCTGATGAAATATTTTCAAATCGGTTTGCTTCTGTAAATTTTGGTACGGCATCACTTGATGAAACATTTTCAACTTTTCCAAGTCCAACCTGTTCAGCAGTAACATTATGAGGGTTATTTGCATTTTCTGTATGTGCCTTGAACTGATTAACAGTCACGGTATCGTATTCGCCTAATTCAACTGTTATATTATCGGTATCGGTTATGCTAACTGTAACATAACCAACATAGAGTGAGACTACACCCTGCTCTATTTTATCAATCGTTATCGGTGTATCGTCATATGCGTATGCATATAAAAACTCATTTCCGTCCTTATCTTCAGCATAAAGACCGTATTCGCTCCAAGTAAAACTGTTGGAAATTTCAGATGTGTCAAGTTCCCATTTTAAATTTAATATATTTTGATTCGTCGTATCATCGTACGAAACAAACGGTACACTTACAACAACATTATTCAGTTCATTCATTTGTGCAAAATCATCAGGTTTCGCACCGCTTCCGAATGCAACCTTTGTAAATTTTATACTATCGCCAAAAACGGATTTGATATGCATAGCTTTACCGTTATTTGTCAACTTAAATGATGTAAACATTTTTCTCATCCTTTCTATTCAAAAATATATATGTCTCCATCGTCACTGAGAAGTAAATTATCGTCATCATCAACGCACAACACAAGCGATGCATCTTCTTGATAACTTTCAACGCTGATTATGTTAGCTTTTTCAACTTTTGTTAAAAAACCAATTTTCAAGCTTTCTTCGATTTCGGTTTTACCGTTCAATGTGTAATTTACATTCATAGGTAACCATGTATCAACAAAGTCTTTAATAATTGGAACATCAACTTTATGAATATTAAGCCATAAAACAAGCTGATAAAATTGTTCTCTGCTGGTATCAACATAAATGTTATCTTTGCCACAGTATTCTTGGAGTTTTGAAATAAATTGCGACAAGGTCATACTTGCCACTGTATTCCATTGCAACAGCACCATGTTTCTTCGATTTTCAATACTTTGGCTCGAAGTAGGAATAATCCCCAAAAGCCGCTCATATTTGGACAATACGGTTGCATCGCAATCCGAAATAAATGCTGAATCAAAATTCCAATCAACCGCTTTGTCAATACTCGAAACCTCAATATCGCCCGATTTGCAAAGCTGCTTGAATTCATAATATTCACGCAAAAACGGCGGCAAATATTCTAATAAGGTTTTGGTTTCATTATCCATTATGAAATCACCTCATCATTTATTTTAAGTATTCCGAGAGTGGCAACACTTATTTCATCTAAAGTAACGCTTTGACCGTTATTCAAAGTACAGGAAACATTTGTAATATAATTACTGCACTCATTATATATAGCAGTCAAGAACTGAATTGATACAAGTTCTGTACTTTCATTTAATTCCCATTCGTTCTTATATTCTGTTAATGCACTTTTAATAACATCCTTAACTGTGGCCTTAACATCCTCAACAGAATAGCCTTGTTTTAAAGAAACCGTAATGTCAAAATCAATATTAACAAGCTTTGCACCTTGCACATGTACGCAATGGCCTATCGGAACTAAACCGTCACCGCCACCGTCTGCCGGGTCTAAAGTATCTTTAAGTTCTTTAATAAGTTCATCACTCGGTTTGTTCATATTACTGTCAAGAATATACACTTCAACCGTTCCGCCTGATGACAGCGTTTTATTTTTAATCGCTGACGATACGGCAGAAAGCCAATTTTTCACATCGGATGATAATGAACTATCAACCGCAACATCGGCAATCCATTGATTAACCGCCTCATTAGGAACATACTCCGCTATACTTGAACGCATAACTTTGCAAGCACCGACTTGACGATTTTCCTTAATTTTATTGATATAGTCCTCACGATTGCCGCCAAAGGCTTTACTTTGCAAGGAACTAAAATACCTTTCACGAAATGTTTCCACATCTTCTTCGTCAACTCCGGGAACGATAACAGCACTTTTATAAGTTTCATTGCCATTGTCATCAAGGATTTTATTACCCTTATCATCATAAAGAACTGCTCCTTGAATTTTTGCACTTTCAAGACCGTTAATTTCATCAACAGGTATAAGCGTTCCGCTTTCGAGATTACCTACAATTCCCTCCGTAAGGCAAACAATATCATAAGAACCTGCAACATCATCACCGCCTATCACCTCAAAAGTCAATTCGTAATCTTCCGAAGTGAATCTATCGCCTACTTCAATTTCGGCGGTTGGAGGGTCTGCAATCATACGCAGTGTTGACGGTGTTGCTTCAATCGGATATATATTTCTTTCTGCGGCTCTTTTCGCTAAATAATAATATGATGCCGTATCAGCAAATGTTTCCGTCAACACCTCATCAAGTGCCTCATAATATGTTTCAAGCTCTAATGCAATCGGAGCAAGAGCTGTATATATAACCGAACCCTCTCGCTTATCTATATCATCATCAACATTATTTAGCATTCTTTGAATAATTGTATCAAATGTTTGATTTTCATACATTTATATTCACCTCCGTATCAATTTCAACATCTTCATCTGCCGTAACAACCGTAAATTTTGCAAAAACGCTTTTATTTTTTACAGAAATATCAAAATCGGTAACATCTTCAATTCGGTCATCCATTGTTAAAGCTTCTTTTATTCTACTCGGCAAGACTGCACATATATAATCGACATCTTGACCGATCAAATCTTGAAACTCAAAACCGTAGTTAGTGCTGAAAATTTCACTATTATACCTTTGAGTATTTAACATACAGAACACAGCCTGTCTTATAGCACTTTCGGTATTTTCCTCGTCAATTTTACCGCTAAAGCGTTTTACATCAGTATTCATTTTGAATGTGCGATTAGGATAAGACAATACAGTAACATCATTGTCAATCTCATCATCTTCTGATTCGCCAATAATATCATCGTCATAATTGTAATCATTTGATAATGCCATTTTTAACCTCCTAATCTAAAACATCCAAAACAAGATATTTACCGCCACCCTGCTGACGGAGTAAAACTACTCTTGTTTCTGTTTTTTTAATATTATCTCGTGCTGTTTTGGTTACATACAAAAAACTCTCATCAACTGTAATTTTTTGGCCGAGCGATATTTTTAAAGGGCTGACACTCTTAACTCTTCCGAGCTTAATTATGCACGGTTTAGAAGCATCCACAGCCTCTATCGCTGCTCTTTTCATCAGCTGAACAATATTAGAGTTACTTGCCATTAAAACCACCTCCCGAAAGTATAAGGTCCATTGTATGTTTGCCGTTTTCGAACTTGTGAGTTACTTTTTCAACAAGTAAATAACTGCTTATTTTACAGTTAGGTAAATTCATAATAACAGGCACCATTGAGCCGGCTCTCACCTGTCTGTCGCCAATTACATCTTTAACGGTAAGGCTTTTGGTTTTAGCGTTATACATTTTCATATATGCTTCTGCCTTTAATTTTGCAACTTTGATGTTATCGACCTTTTCATACAGTTGCAGTACGCCCCATTGATTTATACTTTTTGATGATTGACAAACAATAGTATGATAGGTTGTTTTCTTATCATCTTTGTTTGTTTTTTCATAAACGATTTTCACTCGATTATAGGTATTGCTGTCAATCGAGGTTTCAAGTGAATAATCCTGCGCCGTTTCAACATCAACTACGCAACTATTCCTTTTCATATTGCTTATGTTCTTCAATGTCAATTTACCACAATTATCATAAAGCACATATATTTGACTTTTTTCGAGCATAGTGTTATCGAGAGCATCCTGAATAATATCAAAGCACTCCGAACCCTCTTCAATAGCAGACATTTTATATTTTGTATCTGCTATTGAGCCGTATTTCAAATTCATTCGCTTAGCCACCGTTTTAATGACCTGCGATGCCGTTTTCTTTTTGTATATAAGGAAGTCCTTATTTTTCAGATAACGCAGTTGGTCATAAGCAACATAGCTGTATATGCGGTCTTTTGAGATTTTCTTTGTAAAAACATATCCTACAAACATTGTTTTCGGGTCAGTTCCGTCACTTTTGCAAAGAGAAACAATAATACAGTCGCCCTCTTGAATGTTATATTTGTGGTTATCGTCATAAACAATCTCAAAATTAAATTGCCCCGGTGTGCCTTTTCTTTCCCAAGTAATTTTAGCGCCCTCTTTAACAGGAACATACCTATCAATATATGAGCCTTGGGTAGTAGTAAAATGCCGCCAAACGGTTTGAACATATGTACGGTTTTGCTTATTAGTATCAGTAATGGTGACGTTCTTAACTGCCGTTGATACTTTGGTTTTATTTTTCAGTATTTTTTTTAAATACTTAATTTCTTCTGCCGAAGTATCTTTTGTTGTTGAGCTTTGATTATTTTTCGTACCGCTGCTTGCAGCAGTACCGCCGCCTGTTATGCTTCCATTGCTCGTAGAACTACCATTCTTATTGGACTTTATATTAGGTATCGAGTTGCCTAATTTGCTTTGATTTTTTGGGCGAAGAATACCGTTAATAGTATTCTTGTTATACGGAATACCCATACGGATAGACATTTTATCGTGCTTGCCTGTTCCATTTTGGTCGTAATAAGTGAAACGACCGTTTGAATTGCCACCTGCAATAATAAAGATATGACCGTTTCCGCCACCGCCTGATGTTTTAACACCTATGTCACCTTTTTGGACTTCATTATCCTTTTTATAAGTTGGAGTTATAAAATCAAAATTACTTTTCAGCCAATTTGAAGTGTTGCGATTAGTCCACCACTCTTTAGCATTTCCTTTAAAGCCTGCGCTTTTACCTGTGATACATTTTTCGATATACAGCAAAATCAAATCGACACATTGAACGCCGTAAGCCCTGTCATAATCAGTTGCTTTGCCAAGAAATGTAGAAACAAAGGTATCAAAATTCATTGTCTGTCCGAATAGTCCTGTATTCGCCATAATAGATTATCTCCTTTTCTTCTTGGTTGTCTTTTTGAGCTTAAGCGTTTGACCGGGAAGCAATTTTGCTTTTTTCCTATCCTTATTGGTTTTCAGCTTTTTAAGTAGCTTCTTTTTGGAATTTTTAACAGTCTTTTTATTAAGATTGTAAATTGTTTTCCATTTTGCTGTATCGCCGAAATACTTTTTTGCAAGGCTTGAAAGTGTATCATTCTTTTTGGTCTTAACCGTTTTAGGCGGCTTGGCCGTTAGCCTTTTAGCGCCCCAAGTTTTATACTCTTTGAGTGTCAAATTTATTGATACATCAGTACCAAGGTCTTTAGCATCCTCGGTTACCTCGATATTTTCAACAGTAACCTTATAGCTTTTGCTTTCGTAATTGCTATCAGTAGCACCGTTAGGCGATTTTCTTGTAATCGTAAAAGCAACAACCTTTTTAGCCGTTTGATACGCCCTAAGCTGTTCAACATAAGCTTCAGGTGTGCCTGATTTACCAACAGCCGCAAAAGGATAGTTATATCGTGGCAATATAAGGTCACTAATGTTAAACTCTATTAAACTCGGCGATTTACAGTAAGAAACTTCACCCTCGTTAATAAGGGTGACAGTTTCATTATTACTTTTCATTGTTTGAGTTATTTTGCTTGGTGTAATCGGAAAAACAAATTCATCAAGTTGCATTAAATACATTTTAGTGATTACCTCCGGCATTAGAGTTAAGACCCTGCTCAATCGTACTTCTCAAATGCTCTGTCACATCGTCAATATCAAGGTCGTTACTTATGTTGTTATGATTTATCATTTCTACATTAACAGAGTTAGTATAGCGATTTATAATCTGTTCTTCTGCCATATCCTTTAAGTATTCAATGTTTTCGCTTGTAGCGGCCACCGAATCGCTTATACTTGATGCGCTGTCTGCCGTAGAAGCAGTTGAATTTGAAATTTTATTAAGCAAATCAGCTAAATCTTTATTGTTTGTATCAACAACAAGTTTAGATTTCATTTTATTAGCAAATGCTAAACCTTTGCCATAAGCATCTTTATAGCTTTTTCGATTGATACCTTTAGGCGCAAAATCAAATTTTTTAGTATAGTATTCATTTCCACCAATCTTTTCAAAAGATGCCCTTGCAGTGTCAAGTTTCGCAGTAACATTTTGACCTGTAATATCGTCCCAAATTCTTGTAAATGCCTGTGCAAAGCTTACTAAACCTCCAAGCATTTTTGCTAATAGATTAGTAAAAGCATCCTGCGTACTGTTAAAACCACCTGTAAATATGTTATAAACCCAATTCATAACATCCTCTATCGGCTTAACAAAAAGCGTATACAGCAATTGAATAATACCGTTTAAAATTCCTATAATGAAATTATAAATGCCTGCGCCGACGACAAAGACCGAGCCAGCCAAATTCTGCAAACCTGTTGTAGTTTCGGTTTTAAAACCGTTAAAACTTGCCACAAGAGCTGTAATTATTGCAATTATCAACATTATTGCTCCTACTACAATAAGAGCAGGACATGCAAGCATTGCTGTGTTCAAACTAAATTGTGCACTTGCAGCAGCTTCTGTTGCTGCGGCATCAGCTGTTTTTGCGGCGGCATCTGTTGTTGTAGCGCCTGCACCTTTTATCATATTTTTTATATTTCTCTGTGTTTCTTTATTATGCCATGCTTGAACAGATGCTTGGATAGTTGTTACCGCCGAATGAATTGCGGTTAAACCATTTATTGCGGCAATTGCCCCTTTATATAAACCGAATACGGTTAGTCCTGCCACAAACAAAGGAATGATTGCTCCCATACTTCCACTGATTTTTTCTGTAAAACTATCGAAAGATTGAAAAGCAGGACCGACCATGGTAACTATATTACCTGCTAAAGTACCCAAATTACCAAGCGTTGTTTCTGTAGTTTTACCAAAATCAGCAACAATAGTTTTAAGGTCCTTACCAAATACGCTTTCAACAGCCGTATCTACTTCGGTTATAAAATTTTGAAGTCCTCTTGTAATCGCCGCTTTCGCATTATCAAATGTAGCACTCCAAGTTGTAGCTGCTCCTTTTGCCGACCCTGCTATTTTCAACACACCGTTAGTACCCTCTTCAAAAGCCGTAGAAACAGTTGTAATAAAGTTTTGCGAACTGATAGTACCTTTGCTCAAAGCATTTTGAACAGCACTCGCACTTTGACCTGTAGCCTGAGCATAAATACCGACAGCGTTAATACCTACATCAGTCAATCGATCCAGCTGTTCCATTTCAACTGTGCCTTTTGACATCATCTTACCAAGCGCATCAGTAACGGTACCTAAAGCCTCGTTAGTTCCGGGTCCGTAAAATGAAACAGCATCAAGCCACTTAGTAACTTCGCTTGTAGCATTTCCGATATCCATACCCCTTGTAACAAAGTTTTGGACAGCGCTCGCAGCAGTATCAAGACCATACGCAGTTCCTGTTACAGAATCTTTAATTCCGTTTAGTGATGCTTTTGCCATTTGAGCACTACCTGTAATGGCAGTCATTGTCCTGTTATAATTAGTCATAGTATCCATACGCTTAAATGCGCTGTCTAATTGCCCTGTTACAACATTGCTCATTGTTTGAACAACACTTAGTCCACCTATAACGGAGAGAAGTTTTGATACCGATAATTTAGCAGTATTAAAGCCATTACTCATTTGTGCCGTAGAACGCTGAACTGAATTTCCTGCCGTAACCACTGTGGAATTTATTTTGTTAATTTCATTATTGCACATATTTATCGCCCTTTGCGCCTTATTAACAGCAGTAGTATCAAAACCTTTAACAGTAGCCGTATTGACTGAATGCAAGGCATCAACAGTGCACTGCAAAGCAGAAGTGATATTACGCAACGGTGCTGTCATTCTGTCAGCAATAGTTAGTGTAGTTGTTATAGTTGCCATTTTATCAGTCCTTTCATTTTAAATCTTTTCGAGCCTTGTCCTCAGCCTCTACTCTTAAATCAATAGAAGCTATAATAAAGGCTCTTTCTTTTTGCGGTAAATTCGCAAAAATCGAGGGCAATATTCGTAATTTTTGGAGGGCGTAGTGCGCATAAGCCGCATCTCCGTCCTCTTGAATTAGTTTTTTGCCTTTTCGACATCATCGTTAATGTCGGTAAAGCCGTTGAGCTCTGTCACGAAAACAAGAAACTGTGAATACTCGCCGGGGTTATCAATCATTTCAACGATAAGAGCTTCAGGTGTTTTTACACCGTAGCTGTCTTGAAGTTCAGCATCATTAAGATTTGGTTCAACAACCGACTTTGCAATAAGAGAAGCATTATATTTAGCAACATCAAGCTGTTGCTTAAACTGATTAGGTTTGCCAAGAATAGGTACATCCTTTGTGTACTTATCCCTCATAGCCTCAGCTTCTTTAGTAGTAAGAGGTTTAATGGTCCATTCAATCGGGTTACCGTTTTCATCGGTAAATGACTTTGTAGGGACATATTTAACATTTTCCCTTACTGCTTTGTTTTCTTTAAGAAATCTACTGAATTTTGACATAGTTATTTATCCTTTCGTTTTTAAAAAAAGTAAGGGACTGAATAATCAGCCCCCTATAATTATTTTGCTTACATTCCTGCAAGCTTGTTGAATTTGTTAGGAATTTCAAAATCCTCAAAAGTGAAGTCCATATCCTCGTCAAGATATTCGCCGTCGGCATCAAATTTTGCAAGGATGCCGCCATCAATATTACAGTTGATAAGGTTTACGGTCTGTAAGCCTACGCTTGAAGTCGGGTCCTCATTAGTAACCTCAATATCGAAATAAATATCTTCGCCTGTTCGCTTATATCTTTCGAGAAGTTCACGGAAAATTGAAGTGTTGTAGTGAAATGTGGCCGAGCCTGAACCTTTCCAACCGGTAGACTTATTACCCTTGCCTGTTTTACCCAAAATAGGCACTTCGGTTTTGGTCTTTTCAACCTTAGCCTCAAGCTTAATAGCCTGCATGAAATTGTATCTGTTTCCGTCGACAGTAACATAACACTCTGCGAGTTTCGCAGAAACGGTATCTTTTGCATTCATAATACTTTTATTCATTGTATCTTATACCTCCCTTTTTACTGTACTGTAACAGTCATATAGAGCTGTTCCATAGCGTTTACAGGTGTAACTGTTTCTGTTACTACAACAGATTTCTTCGTGTCACCCTGCTCAACGATAACTGTATCGCTGTCAAAGTCCTCAATCGCCCTGATTTGCTCTAATTCCTTGTGATGCTTAACAATATCTTTCCAAAGCGAATTTCTGCCGCCACGGTCATTAGGAATGATACCGAGATACCTTGTATTAAACATAACGGCAATATCATTTGCAATTTGGTCGAGCACACGGATAGTTTGATTGGATTTAAAGTCGTTACCCTTTGTATCGGTAGTTGTAACAAGAGAATTTATGTCAGACAATACGCAAATATTGTCATCGTTCTGTTGAAGCGTAAATTCGCCGTCTTTGATTGCCTGTTCGAGTTGAGCCTGCGTATAATCTACATTAACGGTATATTCACCGTCATATTTAGTGTTAGTACACGATTTATTAACTGCAACACCTGCAATAAGGCCTGTTACCCAATAAACAAGGTCTGCCTTTGTAGCACCGTCTGTAACATCATTTAAAAGGTTAACAACACCCTCATAATCAGCTTTCTTGTTATAAACAACAAGCTGAAATTTCTTGCCTACCTCATCACGAAGTCTCTTGCAAAAGCTTATGTAAAGCTCTTTTGTGCTGTCGTCCTCAGTTGTAACACCCATTGCGTTAAATGAATACCTCTCAATTTTATCAAGGTATTTTTGGTGTGATTCACCGTCTGCTGTACCGTTAGTACCACCTGTAAGGGCAGTTTTAGCTGTCACAATAAGTTCAGCTGATGAAATGAATGTAACAAAATCATTATCGACAAGTTCACTTGCCTTAGCTACAGTTTGAATATCAACAGTCTTATTATCAAAAACTGTTTTAACATCAAATTTGCTTTGCTCGTCAACATTCTTCTCAATCACAATAGCAATATCGTTTCCTCTTGTGCCTGTGTATTTTGCTTTTGCAAAGGTACATTCGGCTTGCTTGCCACCACCGTTTAACCGGAAGCAATGAAGTTTTATAGCGTTCTTAAAGATTTCACGCACAGGCTTAAGTTCTTCGGCATCAAATGAATAGCCGAAAATAGTTTTACTATTCTTTTGAAAATCGGCAACAGTAACAGTAAACACCTTATCATCCACACCCCAATTAAGAGGTAATGCCATTGTTGCAATTCCTCTGTCAGATAATGAAGCAGATGCGTTTGTTGCAGATATAAAGTTCATATACGCACCCGGTAATGTTTTGTTTTGTGCTGTAAAAGCACCTCCGCCGAAAGCCATATTATTTCACCTTTCCTTTCAAATACTTTTTAATCAGTTCATCTGTTTCTTTAACGGTATAATTTTCACCGTCTATAAGAAGAGCAGTCAATAAATCTCTCTTGTTTGAAAAAACATCCGAGTTTATCAACTGCTCTTTCGTGTATTTTGTTTCTGTCTTTTTCATTTAATCACCTCTGATTTGATTTAATCTTAATTCATTCATTTCATCTATATTATCACTGACTACCTTTTTAAAGAAATTATAACTTACCTGAAAATTGAGCATATTATCACTCAATGGTTCGCATTGCATTTCCTTACCGAAAAGCTTATCCGGTCCGTAATCAATGCAATCCAAACAGGTGTACAGCCTGTTGGCTATCTCACTACGCTTTTCTGCGCTCACATCATCAGTCGGTATAAACTGAATTGATATACGATTTTCAGAGCGCAAACGATTATTTATATATCTGTTTTGAGCGTTGCGAACATAACTAACGAAAAAGCAGGATTTATTTAAACCCTGCTTAATTTCATCAATATAGTATTCGTAATCATTGCCGAACTCGTTATATAAAGCGTTACATACGCCGTCAATCAATAAATCAGCCATTAGTAAACATATCTCCAAACTCTTTTTTCATTCTTCTTTCAAGGTAGGTCGGTATAACATTTCTTACCTCATCCTCTGCTGTACTCAACATTTTAAAACCGTCAACAAACTTGTCACTGTTTTTTATTCTATGTCCGAACTCAACATAATCGGCATACGAAGTATTGTTAGTAACACTTGTCTTAAATGTATCGCCGATTTTTGACATTTCAAGATTATCAGTTATAGTAAAGCCTCTTCTCAAAGTACCTGTATCAACAGGACTTCGTTTTGCCGCCTTTTTGAATACTTCCGATACAATCCTTATTGAACAATCCTTACAAAAATCATCAATACGATTTTGCTCATTTTCAAGATTTCTCATAAGCTCTTCAAAGCCTTTGGTATCGCAGCTCATTATGCCCACTCCTTAAATAATTCAAGTTCAATTTCTTGGTGCGAATCATATATAAACGGTTGCCCTGTGTTTTTGTACTCAGTAGTAACACCGTTTTGAGTAACAACAAGCTTTGAGCCGGGAGAAATAGAATAATCAGGCGGCAAAAACAGCTTAATTATCTGCGCAACAGCATTAACCGAATCGCTTTGAGCCGTAGGATTTGCCGTTTTAAAAGACAATCGGCAAGGCACATCTTTATATACAATTTCATCATTAAGCGAAGTAGTATGATTAGCATTAACAGTCTTTTTATGCTCAATCACCGTGCATTTGCCGATATATGTGCTTTCAATAACTTTTCTTACCATTTGATTTTGCGAAAGCATATCAATTCACCCTCACCTGTATTAAGTAAAAAAGAAACAATCGCATCAAAGCGCTGTTCATCAGTCATAGAACCCTCACCTATTGCAAAGGTAACATTTGTATCGCCTGTTTGAACGGATTTTACCGCTGTTTCCAAATCAATAGGTAAATTATCCGACTGACCTGTTGACTTTACATTATATAAAACGTTTCCGACCGCCCTTTCAATGACGATATGATTAAGTTCTTTTGGTATTGTTGAGATATTACAGATATTTTTAATATGGCTTACAACTTCGCTAACAGAAAATGCTATAAGCCACACTTCATTATCGTTTACAGTAATGTTATATCCTAACGATTCCAGCCTTTTTAAGATAAGCAATATAAACTCATCATCAAAGGCAGAATCCTTAAGAACAGCTAATATAGCTGTAATAAATGAACGAATTGAATCAGATACATCGGTTGTCAATATGTTGCCGTCATCATCAGTTAAAAAATCGAATAGTGGCATATTAACAACCCCCTCTTATCCCTTTGAGATAATTCTTGTAATAGCGATTGCCTTATCAGCAATAGCCTCAGTGCCGTCGTTAATAATGCACCAATTTGCACCGTTAGAAAGGTCATCGTTGGATGCCGAAGCTGTAAGAGATGCAGGCTTTTCAAATGAAATACCGTCAACACCGCAAATATAACGGTCACGGGTATAGAGTGTATCCTGACCGCCGTTTGTTTTAGGGTCACGGCTCATTTCGTAAGGAACTGAATCACCGATATCATCACAAATAATTGAGCCTAAACCGAGTACATAAGATGTATGCTTGGTATAAGCATCAGCAGCCTTAATATTTTTACTTTCATCAGCCTTAACAGCAGGAATATCCTCGGTAGGCATACCATCATCAACGAGTACCGCTCTGCCGTTCCAACTGCCAAGGGCAAGTTCTCTTGTAAGGCCATCCTTATCTGTATAAGTAAAATATTTAAGAAGTTGCAAGTTTTCAAGATTTGTAGCAATGGTACTGTCCATAATTACAAGCTTGAAAATATCCTTATTGTCGCCACAAGCTTTCTGCATAGCCGAATTAAGAGTTTTAGCACCTACATAAGCATCCTCACCCTCATTAGCAGTAATATCATATGTATGTTTGTCTATAAAGGTTTTAGCAGCCTTTGCTGCAACTGTTGAGCCTGATGTACTCATACTGTAAATACCTTTCAAGATTGCAAGAATGATATCCTGCTTAACATCAAGCTTATAATCAGCAATCTGTTCAGCGACATTATTCATAAAGTCAACACCGGCTGTAATGTTCTTACTGAAGCTTCTTTCTGTCCAACCGTCCATTCTTGAAGCAACGATAAAGCCCTGCTCAAAAGTAGTTGTATTGCTTGATACAATATCGGTTGCACCTGTGTTATTCTGTGAGGTTTTGCCCGAAATAGTACCGTAATATGGTACTCTGCAATAAAGCGAGCCTGTCTGACTTGACAAAGCCTCTCTTGCCTGTTCGTTTGAACCAATAGCGCCTGACTTAGCAAGCTCCTTTTTCTTTGGGTTTGGCACACGGTCTACATACTTGCCAAATGCCTGTGGGTTAAATGATTTTGAATCAAATTTTGCCATTTTTAATAATTCCTTTCACAATTAAATTTTTGCATCAGGATGTTGTTCAAGGTAGGCACACATTTCCGTATATGTCATTTTGGAGGTGTCTACCTTATGCTCACCGTCATCGTCGCCTGATTCGCCGATTTGAGCACCTTTGATTTGTGTTTTTGAATCTGCAAACAAGAATTTTGTATCATCGCTCTTAATAAGCTTTGAGATTTGTTCTTTAAGACCTTTGACCGTGCCATCATCCGATAACTCTGCATCATCAAGATTAAGAAACGGCATAACAGCCTTAGCGTTCTTTGCTTTAGCCGAAACAAGAGCCGCTTCAACAGCCGAGTTGATTTTCAACTGCTTAATCTCGGTTTTATGAGCCTCTGCCGCATTCTTGTTTTCATCTTCAAGCTGTGCAATCTTTGTTTTAAGCCCCTCAACATCATCTGTTGAATTTTTAAGGTCTTTAAGCTGCTGATCTCGGTCACCAAGCTGTGAAGTTAGATTTTCAACTTCCTTTTTAGCTGTGTCAAGGTCCGCTTGCAGTTTTGTGACTTCACCTTTTGCTTTGCCGATGTCTTGACTGTTTTCGTCAAGTATCTTATCAACTTGCTCTTTGGTAAGTCCCATTTCTTCCAAAAACTGTCTTTTCATAATCAATCTTCCTTTCAGTTTGTTCTCGGTGTTTCTTTCACCATCAGAATTTTGAACTTTCGGCTTTTCTCGACTTCCGACAGGTCAATATAAAAAGAAGCCGACACAATTAAGTGTCAGCTTCTAATTACTGATTTTGGGCATAAAAATAGCACCTTACAAAAATGTAAAGTGCTTAATCTTTATTTTCATGATATTTAGCTATTTCTCTTTCACACTCAGCTATAAATTCCTCAAATTCTTCATCAACCTTTTTTTGCTCTTCTTCGGTTAAGGGCTTAGCCGTGCCAATGATTTTACCACCCAAAGGCTGATTCCAACGCTTATCCGTATATAGCTTTTTATTATCCAAAATCACACTTCCTTTAAATATATGTAAGTAATACCATTGCGCTTTTCTTTTTTGTATGTAACAAACTTACTTTTTCTTTTATAAAGAACTTCTTTCTCATCCAAATTAAAATAACTAATGTCTTTACCTTTTTCAGCATTTTTGATACAAATTTGCACCTGCGCTTCTGCGTTATACAGTTTGCCAAATGTCGTAGAAATATATTCATCAAACTGAATCTCTTTACTGACTTCAAATTTTTTGAGAAATTCATCCATTTGAGTTTCATCAAAAAAACTTACCGAACGAGTTAAATTGCCCTTATAATTTTGCATTTTGTCAAGTGCCTTGTCCAAATTTATTTTAATCTTTTCCTCGTCCGCTGTCAATGGTAAATTATTACGCAATTTCTCATTTAGATTATAAGCTGTACTGCTTACATATTGATTTATTGCATATTCTTCATTATAAGTTAATTTACTTTCTTTATGATCTTTTTGTTGAACAGAAGAATTAACTATCTGATTAGCTGTACTAACAACTTTGTTAAGATTTATTTTATTATTTTTTCGTATTTTAGGCTTTTGAACTATGGACTTCTTTTCCCAATCTCTGTATGTCATATCAGCAGGAACATAGTAAGTTTTGCCGTCACCGTTCCTTGCGGCTCTCATTGAGCCGTTATTGAAAAGGTCGGAGTATTCGTCATCAAAGTACGGTACGGTTATGCTCCTACACCTTGGATGAAGTGGTGGCGCTGTTGCACCCGGCATATATTCACTCATAGGAAAATGCTTTCCGTCCATTGAGCGACACATCTGCGTAGTTTTCTTATCAAGCGTTGCAAGAAATTCATATTCCTTAATACCCATACTTTTAAACGAATCATAAGTCGCTAAAGAATGAAAATATGCTTGTTCTGTCATCACAAGATTAGCTGCCTGACTTTTTGATACATTAAACTTATCGGATATTGCCTTAATGGCTGAATCGGGCTTATTGCCGAGCAGGACAGTCCTTGTAAGCTGATTATGTAACTCATTGACAAGCTGAGCCTTTGAACACCATATTCTGTCCGAAAAGTTTTTACCGTCAGATGCCCAAGGCTTAGTTATAATCTTTTCAAGTGCCTTTTCGTCAATAGTGGCTATCTCTCTGCCCATATTAAAGCCTTTTTGCATTTCAAATATCGAATGATAATACGAATTTGAATAAACTTTTCTTGCCATACTGTCTACGGCATCAAGTTCATTGCCAAATGCCTTTTCAACAGCTTGCTGTGTTCGTATTTTTAAGGCTTCAAGCTTGTTGATATGATACTTAGCTGAAGCATTTTCAAGCTGCTTAACCCATTGATGATTTATAGCGTTATCTTTGCCGTATTTAATGTATTCGTTTACATCCCACTTAAATTCTGCTAATTCATCCGCTGTCAAAAGCTTTTTTGCCTCTTGCAATGTTACATTATTATTTACGGCAATTCTGCCGTACCAAGCATCAATATCCTTTTGTATTTCCATTTGTGCCTGTGTGAATGCAGGCTCAATTTGAGCGTATGTACTTAATGAATACGAATGCGCCGACTTTTCAAGCTGCTCGTATCTTTCTTGCCAATACTCTCGGTTTTTCTTCGGCATTATTCATCACCGTCGCTATTATCATTTGTGTTGTCATCTTGATTGTCATTAAAGACATTGCTATACTGCTCAATGTTCTTTTGCTTTTCCTCTTCAATGCGTTCAAGCTCTTTTTGAGGGTCATCCACCCACGGATGCTTAGCAATAATTGTTTCGTCCGAAATAACGCCCTGTGATTTCTGACAATTCTCGATAATAATACTTTCGTTAATCATCACATTTCTGTTGAAAATAAAATCGACGGTTTCATTGCTGAAATCGCCTACATTAGTATTATATAAATGTGCATTTATAAACCAAAGCATTTCCTCTAAAGCAGCTTGTAGCTGAATTTCAGTACCGTTAGCATCAAGGTCAATATCCGAATACATTGACTGAATGTTAAGTTCGTTAGCATTACCGCCGAGCCTGTCATCCTTAGCATCATAGCCCATAGCATTCTCAATCAAGGCTTTTTTGAGTATTTGCAAGATTGCGTTATAATTTTCAGCTTTCACCTCAATTTGAAGCGTACGAACATCACCGCCACCGCCGTCGGCAGTATTAACCTTGACTGCACCGTAAGTTGCAAGATTACGCCTAAATTCGCCAAGGTTCGTTCCGTCATAATTTACAAGTACCATAATTGTATTTCTTACATCTTCTTCCATTGCATTTTGGAAGTTGGATTCAATAGCATTTACTGCATCTTGTAATGATTTTATTCTTCTTATAAGCGGTATTTCCTCAGCGTTAAATTTAAAGGGAATAAAAGGTATTTTCAGCCAATTATACTCGGTTGTAACGCCGTCACAGTCGGTCATTGCGAAGTAATTTGAATGAAAAGGCGCAACAGGTATAAGATTACCGCTGTTTGTCAATTCAAAATATGTAATGCCGCCCTCATCGCACACCTCAACCCTTTCAACAACCTTATCCTCGCTTGAATTTTTTTCGTAAACTACAACAGGATAAATATGTATCATATAATCGAGTTCGGTATGCTCGGCATCTTTCCAACCGGGTATAAGCTCATACGGCTTAATTCGCTTAAAATAAAGCTCGCCAAATTGATTATGGCAAGGAAAAAGCCAACCGATACCGCAGTTAATTAAATCCTTACCGCAGTTTATAAGCGTTCTGCAAAACTTTGCGTTAAAATATTGCTGTTGCAGAAGCTTGATATATTCTTCATTATCGCCTTGAACAGTAATAGGATTGCCTAAAAGAAAATTATTCTTTTGGTCTACCATTTTTTGATACTGATTATCAACTATTCGATTATTAGGCAGATTATCCACACTTTCAAGCTTACCGCCCTCACCTATCGCCGTTCTTTTCCTACGCAAAATATCTTGCTTGCCTTTGTAGTAATTTTCGCCACAATACATTTCGTGGCGCTTAATTGATATTTTAAATCTGCGTATTTCTCTTTCAATAAACTGCTTATCGGTTAACTGTTCTGTTGCATTCTCTCTAATCAGTCTATCGTAAGCATCTTCATTTGCTATGAAATTAAATAACATATATTTTATCACCCCAAACAAAAAGAGCAGAGGTTAGCGCCTTTGCTCTTAATCAAAACTAAAATTACTTTTTGCATTGCATTTTTCTGCAACGCCTGTTATAGCATCCTGTGCATCATCGTGAGCGTTTTTACCCTCTCGTTGATACCTTACCATTGAATCGTAAAAATCAGGAAATCTGTCTTTCCAATTAGCCGGAAAGTAAATATGTTCCATTACCCAAGTGCTGTTAGATAATATTCTCGCATTTTTATTTTGCGACTGATGAAAAGGTCGGATATTACAATAATTACTATGGTATTTTTCCTCAATTATCCTTTTTACACTTCGAGCAAATCCCCTGCCACCGTTATTACTTTCAATATCGGCATTTCTGACCTTATTATCAATGAGTATTTTTGCCGTCGCCGGTTCGGT